AAATCGCCCTCGTTTAAATATAAAATGGGAGCAAAATGATGCACAATAAAATGCCAACGCCGGTGCCTGTCAAAGATACAAATAACGGTTACCCTAATAACATACCTAACACCCAGACTGTGAAAGTTCGTGGGACTGGATGTGCTACAAAGGGTACGGGCGCTTCTAAGAAGATGGGCTAATGAACTACGCTACCCTCTTTAAGACGGTTCAAGGTTATCTAGAAAACGACTTTCCGTCGTTTGTTGGGGTGGATTCGTCTGGATCGGGTACAGCCACGTTGACTGCAAAACAGCAGATTGATACTTTTATTCAACAAGCTGAACAGCGTATTTATAATTCTGTACAGTTTCCAAGATTTAGGAAAACGCAAGCAGGCGTAACAGGCAGTTATGCCGTGTCTCCTTCGACGGCTATGTACCTAAACTGCCCAACTGATTTTTTGGCGTCGTACAGTTTTATTGTTATCAGCTCTACGGGTAGTTATGAGTTTCTTCTAAATAAAGATGTGGAATACATCAGGGCCGCGTACCCTAACCCAACAACAACTGGGATTCCTAAGTACTACGCTTTATTTGGACCTACAACGACCGGGGGCACGATCACTAATGACACGAGCTTTATACTTGCTCCTACTCCAGATCAAGCGTACCAGATACAGCTTAATTACTACGCTTACCCCGAGTCAATCGTTACAGCTAGTACATCTTGGCTTGGTAATAATTTTGACTCTGTACTTCTTTACGGTACTTTGATCGAGGGATATACCTATATGAAGGGCGAGGCAGATGTGATTGCTCAGTACACAAAACGGTACGAAGAAGCCATCATGCTTGCTAAACGTCTTGGTGATGGTATGGATCGAAGGGATTCTTATCGCTCCGGTCAACTTAGATTGCCGGTGAACTAATGGCTTTTACTGGTAATTACACATGTAACTCCTTCAAGCAGCAATTGTTTGAAGGAGATTTTGACTTTTCAGCGACAACTACCCAGACGTTTAAGATAGCTCTGTACACTAACGATGCTACGCTCGATCAGACTACAACGGCTTATACGACGACTGGTGAAGTTGTGGCTACGGGCTACACGGCGGGCGGGGAGCTTATCACTCCTTCACTTGCTATTGATAGTTCCACAGGGATTGCTTATATTGACTTCTCTAATGCTTCTTGGAGTGGTGCTATCACTGCTCGGGGCGCTTTAATTTACCGAGTAACTACTGGTAGTCCAGCAATTTGTGTTCTTGATTTTGGTTCAGACAAAACTTCAACTACGACGTTTCAGGTAGAATTTCCACCTAACACAAGTACCAGCGCACTAATAAGGTTATCTTAATGGAAACTGTTTTTACCACAAAAGGTGAGATGGAAGTGTCCTTACTTGATAAAAAAGAAGGAACTATTGATAACGATAACGAACATACTACGTGGGTAGAGTATTGGCATGAAGGTGAATTAGTTCATCGTTCAGCACACGTAAGATTGAAGCAAGCGCCGCCATTATTTGCTGAAGCGGCATCTCTAACTTAAAGGAGTTTATTATGGCAAATACGCAATCAATGTGTACTTCGTTTATGGGTGAACTCCTAACGGCTACACATAATTTTGGTACCGCTCCTACTCGTGGTACTAGCACTGCTGATACGTTTAAAGCTGCTTTGTATTTGGCAACAGCGACTGTTAATGCTTCAACTACAGCATACAGCGCAACTAATGAAGTTAGCGGGACTAATTACACCGCAGGGGGAGTGTCCATATCAGCATGGAATTCGCCTACGGCTACTAATACGTCTTCCACTGCAGGGGTAGCGTTTACTACGCCAACAACTTCGATTACATACACTAATGTAACGCTTTCTACGGCTTTTGATTGTGTGTTAATTTATAACTCAACCCAATCTAATAAAGCAGTTAGCGTGCATACCTTTGGGTCTCAGACGATTACAGCAGGTACATTTACGTTGACAATGCCGACAAACAACACAACAGATGCTTTGTTGCGTTTAGCAACAACTTAAATGTGGAGTAGCCCGTGGCTAATTTTGGCTGGGGTGATAATCCTTTTGGGTATGACGGTTGGGGCGGCGTTGGAGTTGAAGCTGCTCTTACGGGCAACTCTGCTACAGGGGCGGCAGGTACTACTAGCGTAGACATAACTGTTGCGCTAGTAGGAGTTAATGCAGTTGGGGATGTTGGAACCGTTTTTTATGCTATACCTTTTGATTTAACGGGTTTAGAAGCTTTAGGGCAAACTGGATCTTTAGGCGCAGTACTTACACTTGGTTTAACTGGGGTCGGTGCCGTAGGTGAAGTTGGGGATGTTACAGAAACAAATAACCCAACTGAAGATGGAGTTGTAGCACAGGGTCAAGTTGGTTCTTTTGGGCTGACGGTTACTATAGGACTGTCCGGGGTTGGGGGTAATGGGGAGGTCGGTTCATTACCTGTAGTGCATGGACCGTCTTTAACCGGAGTCTCAAGTTCAGGGGGAGTCGGGTCTGTAGCTATTATACGGACACACAATTTATATGGAGTTCAAAGTAGAGGCTCCGCAGGATTAGTAGGTGCTTTATACTGGGGCTTATTTAACAATTATCAAAATCCCCAGTGGGATCTTGTAGAAACGGAGTAAGACATGACTGTTGCACGTACAACGCTTTTAGATTTGCCCATCATTACTACAGGCACAGAGTCTGGTGTGTGGGGCGATTACACTAATAACGGGCTTACGCAATACTTAGACATTGCGATTGGTGGAGTGTCTTCGTTAACAAGTGCTAATTTTACAGCCGGTGCGCTAACAATTGAGACGACTGAAGGAACAAACACAGCAACAAACATTGTTTCTACTTCTGCTCAGTACGCTACGTTTCGTGTCTCGTCACTTGCTCAAAACTCAACAATTACTGTTGGCAATACGGGGGCAAACTTAGGGCGTTCTTATCGGCTTATTAACGATGATTCCACGTACACATTAACGTTTAAAGCCACAGGGCAAACGGGTGTAACACTTCAACCCGGACAAACCGCGCTTGTTGCCTATAACGGTACGGATTACGCACTGGTTGGCACGATAGGCCCAACGGTTCCCGTTGCTAGAGGTGGCACAGGCGCAACCACACTCACTGCAAACAACGTCATTTTAGGTAACGGCACTTCAGCCGTTCAGGTTGTAGCGCCGGGGTCGAGTGGAAATGTTTTACAGAGCAACGGGACGACTTGGACTTCTGCGGCGGCATTTGCAACACCATTAACTGTAGTCGGCAACGCTACCGCAGGTTCAGAAATCCGTCTCCCAGAGGATACAGATAACGGCAGTAACTATGTCGCGCTAAAAGCCCCCGATTCACTAGCGTCAACCCTGACATTTACATTGCCTTCGGCTGATGGCACAAGCGGACAAGCACTTACGACAAATGGTTCTGGTGTGCTGTCATTTAGTGCCGCTGGTGTATCAAAAGGCCAATCCATCGCTTTTGCAATGATCTTCGGACTGTAAGGAGCCAATCGTGGCAAACCCAAATATTGTTAACGTCGCAGCCATTTACGGCAACAACAGTAGTACGTCACTAAGTACCACCAACGCTACGGCCATCGTGAACAATCCTGCATCTAGTGGCAAGGTGTTCAAGGTCAACATGATCATGGTGGCTAACGTGGACGGCACTAACGCTGCGGATATTTCAATCAATAAGTACAGCCAAGATGATATTGGCGGTACGGCGTATGCGATTGCTTCGACTATCTCGGTCCCTGCGGATGCGACATTGATTATTCTGGACAAGACCACAGCCCTGTATCTCAAAGAAGACGAGTCCATCGGTGCTACGGCAGGTACGGCTAGTGATCTTGTAGTTACTGCAAGCTGGGAAGAGATAAATGCTTAGATTGGTAAGTGAAGCCAAATAAGGAGTCACCATGCCACTCAACGACAACCCTGGTGGCTTTATCCCGCCACAAAATGGCACCACCGAGTCTCCGCCACGCTACTCTGGTGTATGGACTCTGACGGCGGTGTTCCAAGCCGTGGGGCAGGAGAATTGGTCTAATTTTTTGTCGGGTAATATTGGCCTGTTTGGCGGGGGTTACACAAGTTCCGGTGGGGTATATGCAAACAGTATTCAATATATCTACATTTCAACTACCGGGAATGCGACTAATTTTGGGTCTTTATCAAACAACATAACGCAATTAGCTGTTTGCGGCTCAACAACAAGAGGGGTGTTTGTCGGTGGTTCTGCTTCTACAGGAGCTGTAAACACTATAGAATATGTAACTATAGTAGTACCGGGAAACACAGTGGATTTTGGGGATCTTACAAATACAAATCACAGTCTTAGCGGCTCTAGCAATGCTACTAGAGGGATTTTTAGTGGTGGTTATTACAACGGAACTGAAAGTAATGTAATTGAATATATTACAATTGCCTCTGTTGGAAATGCCACAGATTTTGGTGATTTGACACAAGCGCGTGAGGGACTTGCGTCTTGTAGTAGCCCTACACGATTAATCATCGGGGGCGGAAATAATAGTATCACTAGATATAACATTATTGATTACGTGACCATTGCTTCTATCGGCAACGCCACGGATTTTGGAGATTTGATACAGACCAACGAAAAGCTTGGGGCTTGCTCCTCGTCTACTAGAGGTGTTTTTGGTGGTGGTTATTCCACTAGTGGTGGGAAACTGAATGTAATTCAGTACGTGACTATTGCTTCCACAGGCAACGCAACTGATTTTGGTGACCTACTGAGTGCATACTATAGGGTGACTGGATTATCATCAAATACACGCGGTGTATTTGCGGGGGGCGATAATGATGCTACATATAACAATATTATTCAGTACGTCACTATTGCGTCTACTGGAGACGCCACAGATTTCGGGGACTTGACCGCCGTCCGGGCGTCAATGGGTGGATTGTCTAACTGTAGCGGAGGCGTTCAATGAGCCAACAATGGCCCGGAGGCTTGATCCGTAAGACACCTCCCACTCCAACAGGCCCATACCAAGACGGCACGGCTCCCGGTGTATGGACACTCGATCAGATGAACTACTGGCTCAAGCAAGGGCTGTGGCCGATTGCAGGGAATGTGGATACTGGGAATCGAGGTATTTTTGCAGGGGGCAGCACTACAGTAACACGAGTAAATACAATTTCATACATAAATATAAGCGCTACTGGCAATGCAACAGATTTTGGGGATTTAACTCAAACCTATGCAAACGGCGCTGGGTGCGCATCTACAACTCGCGGTCTTTTTGGAGTATTAGCCACTACCACTGGGACAAATATCATTGAATATATAACATTGGCAACACTTGGAAATGCACTTGATTTTGGAGATTTAACTGTTACGAGAAGTACGGGAGGGGCGTGCAACTCTTCTACAAGAGGGGTTTTTGGCGGCGGTAATGCTTCTTCAACACAATCAAATGTTATCGACTACGTCACGATTGCCTCAGCAGGAAATGCAACAGACTTCGGAGATTTAACTCAGGCACGAGTGCCTAGAATGGGTGGACTTTCTTCATCAACTAGAGGCGTGTTCGCGGGCGGGCAAACTTTTGTCACATCAAATGTGATTGACTACATAACGATAGCGTCAGCCGGAAACGCAACGGATTTTGGTGATTTATCGTTAGAAACTACATTTAGTGGATGTTCAAGTGCAACTCGTGGATTATTTGGAGGTCCAGACAGCGGAAATAAAAACACAATTGAATATATAACAATCGCGTCTACTGGCAATACAACTGATTTTGGTGATTTAACTGAGTCTAGAAATTATCCGGGTGCTTGTTCGTCGTCCACTCGTGGAGTGTTTGCCGGAGGAGATGCGGGCGCTTATTCAAATGTAATTGATTATGTCACAATTGCTTCGGTAGGAAACGCCACAGACTTTGGTGATTTGCCGGTAGGACTAAATAGTCCAATAGGGTGTTCTGGCGGTAACGGCGGTGTCCAATAAAGGAAAATTAATGTCTAACGATCTCATCATCAGTAACTTAAACACCGCTCTGGCTGTTAAGAAGCCAGAGTACAACTTGATGCTTAAAAACATCGAGAACAAAATGCCTGCCGTGGTGCGGGATACAAGCAACTTCCACAAGTCGCATTCCCAATTCATGCAGGTGACGCTGGACATCACAGCGATCTCACCCATTCGATCCGTTAAGCATACGCTAGCGGAAATTGACCGCACCCGCTCGGCACTGCAAGAAGCCTATATTGGCCTACGCAAAAAGCAGGTGGAACTCAAGCGCAAGCAAGCCGAGTTAGAAAAGGCAGAAGATGAGTTTGACCGTGAGATGCTTGAAATTGAGATCTTAGAGATCAACACACACCTTGAAGGCACTCAAAACCATGTCAATGGTGCGCTGCGGAAGATGAACTTCCTTGTAAACCAACACGAGCAACTGCTGAAAAAGATCGGAAAGACCGAGATCACTGAAGAGGATTACGAGAAGGAAGAGTCCAAGTATCACATCATGACAGCCCTCAAGCAGGCTTTAAATGCCGCAAGGTCGCGCAATGGGATGATTGATGAAGGCAATTTAATTTACGTTTTTGATCTTGGCATCAACGCCGCTCAAGTACAAGCTGAAATCTTTGCCTACCTGAACATGGAAAACCAATTGATCTCTAGTGGGACTGCACCCACTCACGAGATGACCATGAGATGGCTTGAGGCTTGCGCTGAAAAATGGAAAGACTGTCCTGCTCAGTTTGCGGCAAGAAGGGGGTTCTCTGTCTTTGACCGCTCGTCCCTGACGAATTCTCCCCTGCTGGAGCAGGCACCTGACCCAGATCAGAAGGTGGCGTGATGAAATTTCAGTCATCGCCATTGACCAAAGAACGTATTCTTGCAGGGGTCGAGAACGCCTCTGATACAGGCTGCTGGCTTTGGAAAAGGTCTTGCAACAACTACGGCTACGGCTATTTACATAGCCACGGGAAGCGACACGCCGCCCATAAAGTTTCGTATGAGCTATATGTTGGAGAGATTCCTAAAGGCATGCTGGTGTGCCATAAATGCGATACCCCAAACTGCGTGAACCCAGAGCACCTATTTCTTGGAACGCCAGCGGATAACCAGCTTGACATGAAGCTGAAAAAGCGAAGCACAATAGGGGCAAAAAATCCTTTGGCAAAACTTTCAGAAAAAGATGTTGCTTCCGTTCTGTACATGCACGAGCAGGGTGTTATGCAAAAAGACATTGCCGTAAAGTTTGGTGTAAGCAGATCAGCAATTAACCTTGTTGTGAAGCGAAAGAACTGGAGTCACGTTAATGTCTAGCAGCATTCACATTGTTGTTGGAACGCCTATGTACGGGGGAATGTGCTGCTCAGAGTATGTTCAGTCACTGCTGGCGTTAAAAGAAGCCTGCATGCAGTACAACATCAAGTTGACGTGCATTTTTTTGGGGAACGAATCCCTAATACAGCGTGGCAGGAATACTGTTGCTCATCATTTTTTAAACATACCGGATGCAACGCATTTACTTTTTATCGACGCGGATCAAAAGTTTGTAGCAAACGATGTGGCGAGAATGATTAAGGCAGATAAAGGAATTATTGGGGGGCCTGTCCCAATGAAAAACATCAATTGGGATCGGGTGCGTCAGGGTGCAGTGCTTAACCATCCTAATTTGCCCGCACTTACAGGCATCTTCAACATCAACAAGCTTGACGGCCACGACATGATGGACCCTAATTTGCCATTTCAAGTCAGGCATGTAGGCACAGGGTTCATGCTGATTCGGCGGGACGTATTTGAGAAGTTGCAGCCGCATGTGGGTTGGTATACAAACGGTGGCAATACAATTGGTCAAGATAAAATTTTTGACTTCTTCAAAGTGCAGAATGTAGATAACGAGTTGTTATCGGAAGACTACAACTTTTGTCAGATGTACCGTCAGCATGGCGGCACGGTTTGGGTAGCCCCTTGGTGTGAACTGGGGCATTTCGGCGCTTATTGTTTTTCAGGGCAGTATGCTCAAGGAGTTAGTCATGGCACACCAGTGCATCAAGTACCGGCTTAATGCTGACGGCACGATTCCATCATTTCTTTGCCTGCACCCCGAAGGTGTGGGCGGCGTGTTTGTGGTGGGGGATCCTTCCACTCCTAGCCCCCGTGATATGGTCATGATTGGCCTATCAGAAGACAACGATACAGGTGACGCAGAGGTCATCCCTACTCAGGCTGAACTGCAATCGTATCTGGCAACGGTGGGCGCAAACTGGACGCAGCCTGATCCAGCGCAGCCGGGAAATCCAGAAGCCACGATCCCTTTTGATCCTGCTGCTGCTGCCGCTTGGGTGTGGGGCCGTCTTGATGCGTTGAACGCAGCGTAGTCATGTTTGACCTGTTATCAGGTGGCTTGCTTGGCTCCATCTTTGGTGGCTTATTCAGGCTCGCCCCTGAAGTCCTTAAGTTCTTAGACAAAAAGAATGAGCGTCAGCACGAGCTGTCCATGTTCCAACTCCAGACTGATCTGGAGAAATTGCGTGGCGAATTTCGCGTGGAGGAAAAGTATGTTGACTACTCCATCCAGCAGACCGAAGCAATCAAAGCGGCATTTCAGGAGCAGGCTGAAACGGCTAAAGCAGCAGGCTGGTTTGTGGCTGCAATCTCTGCTCTTGTACGCCCCGGAATCACTTGGGCGCTATTTTTTATGTACGCGGCAGTTAAAGCGGCAGCGCTTGTTATGGCGTTTCAAACTGGCGCGGTATGGACCGAGGTTGTAACGCAGGTTTGGGATAACGATGATTTTGCTATTTTTAACATGTGCCTCACATTTTGGTTTGTTTCACGCAGCATAGATAAGTATCAAAAGAAATGAACGATGAGGCGAAAAATCTAGCTAAAAATGTGCTGATTAAACCCTTTGAGGGTTTGGCAAAGCTTTTGCCTGACGGAACCGTAACTGCTTACCCTGACCCAGGCACTCGGGGACATCCTTGGACCATCGGCTGGGGGGCAACCGGCCCTGACATTCAGCCGGGGACGATATGGACCATGCAGCAGTGTGAGGACGCCTTAGACCATCATATTGCCTACTTTTTTGCAGGTATCTGCAAGCTTTCTCCGACATTTCCAAATGCTTCCCCTCGACGCATTGCCGCAGTGACAAGCTGGGTCTACAATTGCGGCTTAGGGAACTATCGAATTTCCACGTTCAAAAAACGTGTTGATGCGGGGGATTGGAATGGTGCAGCCGATCAATGTATGTTATGGAACAAGGCAGCAGGTCGAATACTTCCCGGACTCACGCGCCGCCGTGCGGCAGAAGCTGCATTAATGAGGTGATCCGTGCCTTTTTTAAAATTAAATTTTAGACCTGGAATCAACCGAGACCAAACCAGCTACTCAGGTGAAGGAGGCTGGTACGAGTGCGATAAAGTTAGATTTTTTTCTGGTTATCCACAGAAACTTGGTGGCTGGCAAAAAGCTACACCTTATTTTTTCTTTGGAACTTCAAGACAAGTATTTAATTGGATAACTTCGTATAACGATAATTTTCTTGCTGTAGGGACTAACAACCACGTATATATTGAAGTAGGTGGGCAGTTTTATAATATTACTCCCATAATACGGACTGTATTTACTAGCGCCCCTCTTGATGGAGTTGGAGCTGTTGGCGGTGTAGGTACTGTTATACAGGGTCCAGTTATTACCGGCGTAGGATCTGTTGGAGCTGTGGGGTCTACGATCACAACGGTTGCTTTAACAGGTGTTGGATCTACAGGATCTGTAGGAGTTGTAACTCCATGATTATTTTTAGCGCATCTGCTGGATCTTCTACAATAACAGTTACCGATATTAATCACGGTGCTGAAACTGGAGATTTTGTAACTTACACTCAAGCTATTTCTCTTGGCGGAAACATAACAGCAAATGTTTTAAATCAAGATTATGAAATTACAAAAGTAGATTCTAGTACATATACCATACAAGCGCGATCTACAGATAAAGCTCAAATAGTTCCTGTTTTAGCAAATTCTTCAGATGTAGGAAATGGCGGTTTACTAACTAATGGTTACTATGCAATACCTTCTGGGTATTCTTCTACAACATATGGATATGGTTGGGGGGCTGGTACTTGGGGCGCTGCCCCTTGGGGGTTAGCTGCTGCCACTCCAGTTGCGTTGATTCAGCGTGATTGGTGGTTTGATAATTTTGACAACGATCTTGTGATGAATATTCGCAAGGGTGCTATATATTATTGGTCCCGTGGGTCTATCACTTCACCAGATACTGCGTTAGCTACACGGGCTGTACTTCTCTCTGCTTTGCCGGGTGCGGCGGATGTACCTGAGAGGGCGATGCAAATTCTTGTATCGCAAAATGATAAACATCTTCTTGCGCTAGGATGTCAACCATATGCTGGGTTGCCTGGGGACTATGACCCACTACTTATCCGTTGGGCAAGCCAAGATGAACCACAGCTATGGACCCCGCTAATTACAAATTCTGCTGGATTCCTTAGAGTTTCACGCGGTTCTGAAATTGTAAGAGGGCTTGCTACAAGACAAGAAATTCTTGTTTTCACAAATTCATCCTTATATTCGTTGCAATATACAGGCACTTTAGATGTTTTTGCCTTACAAGAACTAGCTGACAACATATCGATTATTAGCCCCCGTGCTGTTACAACCGCAAATAACGTAACCTACTGGATGGGCCAAGATAAGTTTTATGTCTACTCAGGGCAGGTGCAAACTCTACCTTGTACAATAAGGCAGTATGTATTCCAAGATTTAAATTTTGATCAAGTAAATCAAATTGTATGTGGTACCAATGAAGGATTTACTGAAATTTGGTGGTTTTACCCAAGTGCTAATTCAAATTGGAATGATCGATACGTTATCTTTAACCACTTAGAAGGTGTTTGGTATTACGGTAATTTAGTCCGTACAGCTTGGCTTGATACCGCATTACGGTCTAACCCCGTTGCCGCCTATACTGGACAAAACGATACGGTGGGTTATGAATATCAGCATGAGGTTGGAGTAAATGACGGCGATGCTCCGATGACTTCCTATATCCAGTCGTCTGATTATGACCTCGGTGATGGCGAACAATTCATGCTCACTCGTCGGTTACTGCCGGATTTTAATTTTACAAACTCAACTGCTGCTACACCGACAGTGACCCTAACAATGAGGCCCAAGCGGTTTTCTGGATCGGCTTATGCGAACACAGCGTCTGATTCACAGGATGTAGCCTCAACTTATGCAACGTTAGATCAATATACAGAGCAGGTGTTTGTACGTGCTCGCGGACGACAGATGGCGTTTAGGATTTCTTCAGATGGCTTAGGTGTTCAGTGGCAGTCTGGCTCGCATCGACTTGATGTAAGACCTGATGGTAAGCGATGAGTTATTTTGCTTTTAGGTCTCCGGCGTTACCTTTACCGCCTCCGCAGTACGACGTTCGTCAACTTAATGAACTGAATAGAGCATTACGCCTTTATTTTTCTAGGTTTGATAATTTTGTACTCCCATACGGCGCTTTCTACGACACGACAGATCAAACTGCTGCTAGTACAACAACTGCGTACCCGATAACACTTAACTCAACTTCCTACTCAGTGGGTGTTGGTATAGACGCTTCCAACACTTCAAGGATTTACGTCAATACCGCAGGTACGTACAATATTCAGTTCAGCGCACAACTCGTTAATTACTCCAACCAGTCTGAAGACATCGACATTTGGTTCAGGAAGAACGGCACTAATATTGCCGATTCCAACACAAGGTTTGGGCTTACAGCTAGAAAAGGCCCATCAGACCCATACCACTCTGTAGCTGCTCTTAATTTCTTCGTCGCGCTATTAGCGGGGGACTATATAGAGCTAGTCTGGTGCTCAACTGAAGCGTATACTACCGCTGGGACAGGTGCGTATATTGAACACTACGCAGCCCCGTCAAGCCCAACAAGACCTGCAATACCGTCCGTCATCGTAACGGCAACTTGGGTTTCTTCGTAAGGAACAGTCATGTCTATCTATTCTGCCCAACAACTTGCTAGCATGGGTCGCGGTAATGACAGCATGTTGGTTCATATGACACCCAGAGAAGTTGGTGGCTTACAAGCTCTTGCTATGGCCCAAGGTGGGTCTCTTAGCATTAATCCAAGAACTGGTC